CGGGTCTTACCTTCATTCAGTAAGTTGTTAGCTGACCGCTTTAACGCTGACAAGTTGTTTGACGCGTACTTGCTGAACTTGTCGCGTATCAGCTTGACCAGTCCATGTAGTTGTGGGTCTTTGTTTTTCAACTGTCCAAACTCTTGCTGACTGAATGAGTAGCAATAGTGGAGACTGAGTGTCGTTGACCCTTTCGGATATTCGGCTTTGCCGTCAAGCGAGTTACCCGCTTTGATGAGCACACCGCTTTCACCGCGAGTGTAGTAGTCCTGACCCCACAGTTCATGGGCGCGAGTCATAAAACCCGCAAACAAATCCGCTTTAAGTTCAGCGCTGACATCAGCGGGAAACTCAGGGGCTTGCACCATAATGAACTTTGCAAGGTCAGTTGCAGTTTCACCAACACGGGCGAAGCGGTAAGCCGCGTCTTTAATGCTGGTGGGTTCGTTTGCCGTCAAAGCGATATCGGCAGAAGCTTTAGCTGTAGCTTTCATGCTAACTCCTAAAAACGCGGTGTGACTGACACCGCAAACAGTATCGAACTGAACTGTCCGATAGTTATATATAGCTGACTCTGAGAAAAGTCTCAAGTTTCCTTACCCCGTGAAACGCTATACAGCTCACACGCATAGACGCACGCGACGACAAATAACTGGTATCAAAAACTCGAGGCAAAAAAATAGACAGGGCATTGCGCCCTGTCTATCAGAGTTCGTTACTCACACACGAACTTGTATGTTGGAACTTCTTTCACTTCCATGCCTGTCATGATCTTCTTGCATGTTGGGCTGTCTTCTTTAACATATGCTGTTATGCATATATTCACATCATCTGTAGTGATGTAATACTCTTTGTGATCATACTGAGCGTAATCTTTCTCTCTCACTTTATCGCTGATAGTTTCGATTGCGTTGTTCAGTATGTAGAGCAAACGCTCGTCTTTGAAACTGTCGAGTTCGCGCATATAGACATTGAAGTGGATGCGATCTCCGAACATGGAGACAAAGACTTGATCGTCTCTGGTGAAGTTGGCAAACAGTGGGGCATACAGTGCGCGTATCAACATACGATCCTTGGCTAGTTTGGTAGCCTTCTGATGGAATGTATTTGCATCCCGCTTGTAGGTTTTGATCTGATCGTTGATTGCTGTGATCAGTGGGTTTGCTTTGCGTGCTTTCATTTGGATATCTCCAAGTAGTTGAACAAGACTGCATCACTGCAGTTTCGTCTATTAAAGACTCATCAGTTGTTCTTAGGTGGTGTGTTGAAAGAGTTCTTAGTGTTGACACCAAACGCATCGTATGGCGCGTTGTCTTGCATCAGTATGCGATGCTCTTCTTCGCGTGCTTCTTGCTCTCCTAATTCCCTCTGCACTAAGTAGTAGCAGTAGTTCATAGTGAACACCATCATCCGCCATGCTTCACTACTGTTAGACATACTATCTGCTATACCTATCAGTTGATCTACACTTGTTGGTGTAATGAATAGTGAACTGTGATCTATTGGATTCTTCATGCTAATCTCCTTGTTAATACAATGCACTATTGCATCGTATGTTTATATATAGGCATGAATTGGGAAAGAATGCAATTTTTCCTGCCATACCCGAGCCCTATACCCCCAGCCCCACCTTTTGGCGCTTGGGACTCCCGCCTCCCTCTACTCTAAGATATGCACAAATAACTCTACAAAATTCCAAACTTTGCTATACTGATTCGGCAACTTGCAGTTGCATTTGTCTGTCTCCTTATTGACCCCCCCAGTGGGGGTCTTTTTTTAAGTATCAAGTCGGCGGTTTTAAGTATCCAATAGACCCCCCCGGTAGGAGTCCCAACCTCCCCTTGACATATGTGGTATATTTCGTAAACCATAACTGGAGTGCCACTTCCTCCATGCAAGAACTCGTTCCTGACATTGAAAATAATGTCCCATTACCAGCCTCCGCGACAGAGGCTATGCCCGATCTTTCTCCAAAAGAAGAGTTGGAGATGCGTGCTAGGACAGTTAAACTTATTTCTGACCTATCGGGTAAACCCTTAGAACCTGAACAAAAACATAAAGATCAGGCTAAAGATATAGTACAAACCCTAATGGCGCAGCCACAAAATGCGTTAAATCTAGCCCAGTACCCCAACGAAACAGTTGCTTATCTAGCTGGAATGGTTGCCCAGCATGACGTTATGGTCGTAAAAGAGCTGGCTGACCTCAAGAAATATGTAGTAAATAAGCTGGTTGCTGAGACAGAGCACCCAGATGCCAAGATTCGGCTAACAGCACTACGTGCTTTAGGCGAGGTCGACGGCGTAGATGCATTTAAGAAGCGTTCTGAAGTCACCCATAAACAACAATCTATGGAAGAAGTCGAAAAAGAGCTCCTCGAGACCCTTGCTAAGCTGGAAAAACGCACGATTGACGTGGAAGTTGTAGAAATTAAACATGAAAATAACACAAGAGCAGATTGAAAAGCTGAAAAGTCTGCTACCAACCGCGTCTGCAGATGAAAAACGCAAGATTCTAGAGCTAATTAAGGTCTGGGATAGCGAATCCGTGCAGACTGTAGGTAAAGATTCTATTTTGGAGTTCGCAGATCATGTATATCCCGGCTATAAAGTGGGCCCGCACCATCGCAGACTCGCTAAAATCTTTGAAGACATCGCCGCAGGAAAGAAAAAACGCGTTATTGTTAACATTGCACCTCGACATGGCAAGTCTGAGCTCATATCCTATCTTGCGCCAGCGTGGTTTTTGGGCAAGTTCCCCCATAAAAAAATCATTATGGCGTCTCACACAGCAGATTTGGCTGTTAACTTTGGTCGCCGCGTTCGTAATCTTGTTGGTTCAGACGCGTATAAGGACATTTTTCCACAAGTAGAGTTGCAATCTGACTCTAAATCAGCATCACGATGGGGGACAAACTTCAATGGAGAATACTTTGCTATTGGTGTGGGTGGTGCTCTTGCTGGGCGTGGAGCTGACCTATTCATCATTGATGACCCTCACTCTGAGCAAGAGGCAAAGACTGGAAGACCTGATGTTTTTCTTCCTGCTTGGGAGTGGTTTATGTCTGGTCCTCTACAGCGTCTTATGCCAGGGGGAGCAATCATCATAGTGATGACTAGGTGGTCAAAGTTAGACCTAACTGGTCAGATTCTTAGTCAGATGGAGCGAGAAGAGGATGTTGACCCGTGGGAAGTGGTTGAATTTCCTGCTATTTTGAATGATAAGCCACTATGGAGTGAGTTTTGGTCTATTGAGGAATTGCTATCCAAGAAAGCTGGTATGGATGTGCGGTATTGGGAAGCCCAGTACATGCAGAACCCTGTATCAGAAGAGGGCGCACTAATAAAGAAGGAGTGGTGGCAGATTTGGGATAAAGAGAGTACTCCTAATTGCGAATTCATTATCATGAGCCTAGACGCTGCGCAGGAAGCTAACACTCGCGCCGACTATAACGCTCTAACTACGTGGGGAGTCTTCTTTAATGAGGAAACTAACAACCACGCCATCATTCTTTTGAATGCTATTAAGAGACGTATGGAGTATCCAGAACTAAAGAAACTTGTACTGGAAGAATATAAGGAATGGGAACCCGATGCATTTATGGTAGAAAAGAAGTCTAACGGCTCTGTTCTTTATCAGGAGATGCGGCGCATGGGTATCCCAGTTGGCGAGTTTACACCAGGAAAAGGCCAAGACAAAATAGCTAGGGTAAACGCTGTATCTAGTTTATTTCAAGGCGGTGTGGTATATGCACCTGATAGACGTTGGGCAAAAGAAGTTATCGAGGAATGCAATGACTTTCCGTCTGGAGCTAACGATGACTTAGTAGACTCGACTACCCTTGCACTGTTAAGATTCAGGAATGGTGGATTTATTAGGCTTGATACCGATGAGCCTGAAGATACTGTTTGGTTCAAAGGTCGCCGCGCCAAAGAGCGGTTCTACACTGTATAAGGATTACACATGGCAACGAACATGATGGACAAAGGTTTGTATCAAGCACCTATGGGTCTTGCTGATATGATAGATGAAGCTCCAATTGAAGTCGAGATAGAAGACCCAGAGTCTGTAGATATTTATGCAGGTGATATTGAGATTCAACTCAAGCCTGAAAAAGAAACAGCAGATGATTTTGATGCCAACCTCGCCGAATTCATGGATCAAGGGGCTTTATCTGGTTTAGCAGAAGAGTTAGTTGGTGACTTTGATAAAGATTCAATGGACCGCAAGGATTGGATCAAGACATATGTTGACGGTCTGAAGTTACTGGGTTTGAACTACGAAGATAGAACTGAGCCTTGGCAGGGCGCGTGTGGAATATTTCACCCCATGCTAACTGAGTCTGTTGTGCGTTTCCAGTCTGAAGCGATGATGGAGACATTCCCAGCACAAGGTCCAGTTAAAACTCAAATCATTGGCGCTATAGATAAACTGCGTGAAGAAGCAGCCGAGCGCGTGCGCGATGATATGAACTACCAGCTCACGGACGTGATGACTGAGTATCGCCCTGAACACGAGAAAATGCTATGGTCATTGCCTATTACTGGCTCAGCATTTAAAAAGGTTTACTACGATCCAAGCAAAGGTCGTCAAGTAGCGGTGTTTATTCCAGCCGAAGACATCGTAGTTCCATTTGGAGCGTCATCGGTCGAAGACGCCGAGCGAGTCACACATGTGATGCGTAAGACCGAGAACGAGGTTATCAAGCTGCAAGAAGCTGGCTTCTATATGGACGTAGAGCTAGGTGACCCCGGCTATGAGTTAGATGACATCGAGAAGCAGAAAGCTGAAGAGACAGGTATGTCTGCTACACAGGACGACCGCTACCGTATTCTTGAGATGCATGTCAACTTGGACTTGGTTGGGTTTGAACATACAGACAAAAAAGGTCGTGAGACTGGGATTGCTCTGCCGTATGTAGTCACCATAGAAAAAGGTACGCGAACTGTTCTTGCTATTAGAAGGAATTGGTATGAAGACGACGTCCTCCACACAAAGCGACAACACTTCGTCCACTACCAATACATCCCCGGATTTGGTTTCTACGGGTATGGCCTTATCCACCTCATCGGTGGATATGCAAAATCAGCAACGATGCTTATCCGCCAACTTGTTGATGCGGGCACTCTATCAAATCTCCCCGGAGGACTTAAATCTCGAGGACTACGGATTAAAGGGGACGACACCCCCATCCAGCCCGGAGAGTTCAGGGACGTAGATGTCCCGTCCGGCAGTATTCGTGACAACATCCTGCCTCTACCGTATAAAGAACCAAGTCAGGTTCTCTTTGCCCTCTTTCAAAACATTGTAGAAGAAGGCAGGTCTTTTGCTTCCTCAGGGGACATGAACGTCTCTGACATGAGCGCTAATGCGCCCGTAGGGACAACATTAGCTCTTTTAGAGCGCACATTGAAGGTAATGGGCGCGGTTCAAAGCCGTATGCATTACTCCATGCGTCAAGAGTTCAAACTCCTCAAAGTCATCATTGCTGACTACACACCAGAGGAATATGACTACGAACCTGAAGAAGGTAGCCGTGCGGCTAAGAAGTCAGACTACGAAGATGTGGATGTCATTCCAGTAAGTGACCCAAACGCCGCAACGATGGCGCAGAAGATTGTTCAGTATCAGGCTGTGCTTCAGTTGGCTCAGACTGCGCCTCAAATCTATAACATGCCTCTCTTACATCGTCAGATGATTGAGGTTTTAGGGGTTAAGAACGCTAACAAACTAGTTCCTACAGAAGATGATGAGATTCCAACAGACCCCATACAGGAGAACCAAGACCTCCTAACGGGTAAGCCTGTCAAGGCTTTCATGGAACAAGACCATAAGTCACACATCCAAGTCCACCAATTGGCTATGCAAGACCCCAAAATCATGCAGTTAGTTGGTCAAAACCCGCGTGCTCAGATGATTCAAGCTGCAATGATGGCGCATTTAAACGAGCACATTGGCTTTGAGTACCGCCGCCAGATTCAGGAAAAAATGGGCTTGGCGCTGCCTACAGAGGAGCAAAACAAGAAAGTTTCTCCAGAATTGGCAAACCAAATTGCCCAAGTTGCCGCACAAGCCGCCCAAGAGTTGTTCCAACAAAACAGCGCAGAGGCCAAACAAATGGCTGCTCAACAGCAGATGCAAGACCCAGTTGTACAGATGCAGCAACAAGAACTCCAAATCCGTATGGAAGACTTGAAGTTGAAAGCACAAAAACAGCAGATAGATGCTGCACAGAAGGCTGACCAGATTCGTGTTGAAGAGTCACGAATTGAAGCTCAGAAAGAAATCGCAGCAATGCAAGTTGCCGCGCAATCCGCTGCCAAGCGTGACCAGTTGCAAAAACAACAGGAAATCGAAGGCACGCGCATGGGGTTAGAAATCGCAAAAAACAAGTTCCAAGCGATGCAAAACAGGAACAAACCTTCTAAGGAGAAGAATTGAACCCTGACAAACTTCTGACGTACGTAGTTACAGAAATACAAAAACTACGCGAGGACCAAGCCGTCTTTCTCAATGGAGGCGGTGCAAAAGATTTTGCCGATTATCGGCATGTCTGCGGGATTATTCGGGGTCTAACCCACGCAGAAACCATTGTCAAAGACCTTGCAAAACGAATGGAGTACTCTGATGAGTGAATTTGATGTGTCCGCTGTAAATTTGTCTGGCATTCTTAACCAAAGCGCAGAAGAAAAAGCCAAACAACTGCCCGACCCCGCTGACTATATGGTGCTATGCGTAGTGCCTGAAGCAATGGAAGAGTACGCAGACAGCGAGATTGGTATCGTTAAATCTAGCCAGTCTAAATACTACGAAGAAATACTTACACCAGTGCTCTTTGTTATTAAATTAGGCCCAACAGCCTACCAAGATAAAACGAGGTTCCCAAGTGGTCCTCGCTGTAAACCCGGTGACTTTGTCATCGTGCGCCCCAATTCAGGAACTCGCCTGAAGATACATGGTCGTGAATTCAGAATCATTAACGATGATTCAGTTGAAGCCACCGTGCAAGACCCACGCGGAATTTCCCGCGCAGCCTAAGGAGCATTTATGCCGTTACCAAAGTTTGAGGGCGAGGAGTACCAACTCCCCGAACCCGAAAATACAAAGCCCATGCAGGGCGAACTCGATATAGAAATTGAGGATGACACCCCTCCAGAAGACAAAGTTAAATCAACTGGAGAGGTAGAGGATGCTGATGACGAAGAGTTGTCGTCGTACTCCAAAGGTGTTCAAAGTCGTATTCACAAGATGACTCTTGCGAAGAACAATGAGCGCCGTGCCAAAGACGAAGCTATACGGGAACGCGAAGCGGCTGAAACATTTGCTAAACAGGTGTATGAGGAAAATAAACGTCTTAAATCGCAGCTCGAAGAGGGCAGCAAGATATTTATTGACCAGAATAAAAACACCGCTCAAATGGAGATTGACACTGCTAAAAAGCGGTTTAAACAAGCATTTGAGACAGGCGATTCAGACGAGTTAACTTCTGCACAGGAGGCTTTGGCAAAGGCAACATTGCGCCTTGATAAGGCTGAAACAATGCGTCCTATTGAATCTCCCGAGATTCCATATGAACAACCTCAGCAAAACCGCCTTGCTCCATCCACTCAAGAATGGGTAGACAACAACAGCGATTGGTGGGGAAAAGACGAAGAAATGACTATGTCTGCAATGGGACTTGACAAAAAGTTACAGAAGCAGTATGGTTCTGAATACGTAGGTACTCCTGAGTACTTCAAAACCATCGATAAAACGATGCGCAAAAGATTCCCTGAGCATTTTGGTGCTGAGGAAGAGGAAAACGACCAGCCTCAACAAAAGAAGTCGCAAACGGATGATGAAGATACTTCACGCCGCACCAAACCCGCTTCGGTTGTAGCACCAGCTACCCGCAGCACTCCGCCTAACCGCGTCAAATTGAAGGCATCAGAAGCGACAATCGCCCGTCGTCTTGGGGTGCCTATTGAGGAATACGCTAGACAGGTCGCATTACTTAGAAGAGGGAATGAATAATGGAAAAGCAAAACCGCGCAACCCGCGAAAACGATACCCGCGCTGTAGACCAAAGGCCAACAGCATGGAGAGCGCCTGAATCTTTACCATCTCCCAACGACCGGGAAGGTTGGACACATCGCTGGATTCGTACCGGCATTTTGGGTTCAACTGACCCGGGCAACATTTCTTCTAAGTTACGTGAAGGATACGAACCCTGTAAAGGGGAAGAATATCCTGAACTGATGATGCACGCTTCTACCGAAGGTCGCTTTAAAGGCAACATTGAGGTAGGAGGACTGATGTTATGCCGTATTCCTGCTGAGTTTATGAAACAACGCGATGCACACTTCGCCAAGCAAAATAAAGCTCAAATGGATTCCGTTGATAACACTTTTATGAAAGACAACGACCCGAGAATGCCACTTTTTAAAGAAAGTGCATCAAAGGTCACTTTTGGTTCTGGTTCTTAATTTTTTAAAGGAGTCTTAAATGGCTTATCCCGCTGTCAACGCGCCTTACGGGCTGTTGCCGCAGAACCTAATTGGTGGTCAAGTATTTGCGGGTTCTACTCGTATGTACAACATCCAGTACGGTTATGCGACTGACATCTTTTACGGTGATTTCGTCGTACTATCGCGTGGTAATGTAACCCGTGCTTCTGTTTCTACAGGCTCTGGTTTAAACCAAACGGTTGGTATTTTCTTGGGATGTACTTATACAAACCCGCTAAACAAGCAAAAGCAGTTTGCTCAATACTGGCCTTCAGGAACCCTCGCAGGTGACTGTCAAGCCTATGTATTGGATGACCCTGATGCTGTGTTCAAGGCTGTTGTATGTTCCGCTACTACTGCTGTTGCTTCCGCTGCTATGGCTATGATTGGTACTAACCTGTCTGCTATTAACAATACGGGTAGCACAACCACTGGTAATTCTGCTAACGCAGTTTTAGCTCCTTCAGCAACTCCAGTAACAACTACCTTACCTTTGCGTTTGGTTGGCTTGGTACAAGAGTCTGCTATTTCAGTAAGTGCAACTGGTTCTTCATCTTCTACAACAATTACCTTAACTGGTTCTGGCTTGCCTATCGCAATCCCTGTTGGAACAGATGTAGCCTACGTTGCAGCAAATGGGCAAATCATTCAAACAGGTTCTTTTGTAACTACCGCTGCGGCAGCCGCTGCAACGTCAGTTACGATTAACGCTGCGATTGCAGTCCCCGGCAGTGTTACGGCTATTCCTGCTTCATCCACTATTGTTTTCACCCAGTATCCAGAAGTTTTGGTTAAATTTAACCAAGCACTGCATGGTTACTATTCTGCCACTGGCGCATAAGGAGCTAAATCATGGCTATTTCACGCGCACAACTACTGAAGGAACTCCTTCCGGGTCTTAATGCTTTGTTCGGTCTTGAGTACGCCCGTTACGGCGAACAGCATAAAGAGATTTACGAAACAGAGACTTCTGAGCGTAGCTTTGAAGAAGAGACCAAACTGTCTGGCTTCTCTGCCGCACCAGTCAAAAACGAAGGTTCTGCCATCGCTTATGACAATGCACAAGAGGCATGGACAACTCGCTACAACCACGAAACCATTGCTTTGGGTTTCTCAATCACTGAAGAAGCGATTGAAGATAACTTGTACGACAGCTTGTCTGCTCGCTACACCAAAGGTTTGGCCCGTGCTATGGCATACACCAAGCAGGTTAAAGCTGCTGCTGTTTTGAACAACGGTTTCAGCGCTGCCTATGTTGGCGGCGACGGCGTTGCTTTGTTCAGCACTGCTCATCCTTTGACTGGTGGTGGCACCAATAGTAATCGCCCAGCTACAGCGGCTGATTTGAACGAGACTTCTCTTGAAGCCGCCGTTATTCAAATCGCAGCTTGGACAGATGAGCGTGGACTGTTGATTGCAGCTAAACCACGTAAGTTGATTGTTCCTCCAGCGCTTCAGTTCGTTGCTACTCGCTTGTTAGAAACCAGTCTCCGTACTGGCACTACTGACAATGATGTCAATGCATTGAAGAACAATGGTTCAATCCCAGAAGGCTACACAGTTAACAACTATTTGACCGATAACAACGGTTGGTATTTGACTACTGATGTGCCCAATGGCTTGAAGCACTTTGTTCGCTCACCCCTTGCTAACAGCATGGACGGCGACTTTGATACAGGCAACGTGCGATACAAAGCACGCGAGCGTTATTCGTTCGGCTGGTCTGACCCATTAGGAATGTTTGCCTCACCCGGTTCGTCCTAAGCAAGACCGAGAAGGGAGCCTTGTGCTCCCTTTTCTTTTGGTGTATATTTAACTAACCGGAAATTTCGGTGTATCAAACAGGTCCGGCTGACCTCATGCAGATTGATACGCCATAACGCATGGAGATATTCTTATGGGATTCGCAACTCACTTAGGCCCTTGGTTGTTGGGCACTGTTAAAAACACAACTGGAACTACCGCTGGCACCATTCGCAATATGGGCGCTGCCGTTGTAACTCAGTCAGCCACAACTACTGTCAGCGATACAACTGCTGTAACTTTGTTTGTCTTACCTGCTGGCGCACAGATTAACAATTTCTTGGTTGATATCACTACCGCATATGCTGGTACGACTGGTAACACCATCACAATTCAAACCGCTGCTGGTTCTTCTTTGGCGGTTGTGGGTGGCGCAACCACCACTCCTCTGGCAATTGGTCGTGCGACTGTAACTAATACAGGCGCTCAAGTAGGAACGCTCGACACAGTGCCGTTTGTGAACTATGCGACGAACACCACGGGGCAACTTCCTTTTGCGCAGTTCTACCTCATCCCGTCTTTGCAGAGTCCGAACTTCTTAGGTGGCATCACAACGCCCACGGGAACGTTCAGTAGCATCGTCACAAGTCCAACTGGATCTTTCACGTATTTATATATGGTGGGCACTCCCACTTCTTCGTACACTAACTGCGGAACAATTTCAGGAGCCAAGGGATGCGTGCCGGTGCAGGTCGACGGCAAGCTGCAACAGGTGCCTTATTTTTGATAGGAGAATTAGATGCCTCCAAGCAGTTGGATAAACAACTTAGTCAACATCAGCGCCGCAGGATACTTCGTCGCTGACTACCCGTCTTTCCTGGCCGCCATCACGATACAATATCAAGGCGTGTATGGGTCAGATGTGTACCTAGGTGCCGACTCCCAAGACGGGCAATGGCTAGCCATTCAAGCGCAGGCTTTCTACGACACGGCTCAACTTGGCGCATCCGTTTACAATTCCTTTTCTCCACTCACAGCCCAAGGCGTTGGCTTGTCTCGCGTTGTAAAAATCAACGGCCTTACCCGGATGCCTGCGGCTTTCTCCACCGTCACTCTCACCATCACCGGAACCGTTGGACTCGTCATCACAAATGGTGTCGCACAAGATACTCTACAACAGCTTTGGCTCCTTCCTTCTACTGTGACCATTGGCAGTGGTGGAACTGCCACAGTTTTGGCGGTTGCGCAAAACATTGGAGCGGTGAACGCGGCAGAGAGTACGATCACAACCATCTACACTCCCACATACGGATGGGTATCTGTGACAAATCCGGGTGCTGCGACTCCTGGTGTGAACGTAGAATCCGATGCCGCACTTAGAATCCGACAAAGCATCTCTACCGGAATCCCGGCACAAACTCCGTTCGAGGCTCAAATTTCTAGAGTCGCAAACGTTCCTGGAGTGACAAAAGCTTTCGGATGGGAAAATTTCACAGGCACTAACGAGGTATCTGGCGCGGAAGTTCCGGCGCACTCAATTTGCATTGCGGTGGTTGCGCCCACAGACACCACAACGCAAACCAATATTGCACAAGCCATCTTCTCTGGAAAAACTCCAGGGACTGGACTTGCTGGAAACTTAAATTCTCCGATTGTCATTTTTGATTCGCAAGGTGTAGCCAACGATATTACATTCGTGAATTCGGTGCTCGTTGAAGT